TAGAAATTATAATTCAGCTTTAACTAAACTTTTAAAAGAGGCACAAGAAAAAAACTTAATACCTAAAATTGATCCTATAACTAAAAATCCGATAAAAGACGCAGATGGTTATTATAGATATATAAACAGAACTCAAATTGATCCTATAAGAAATTTATTTGGAAGAAATTTTAATTTTGGACAAGAACATTTAGGAGGAATATCAAGGGCATCAGTAATAAATGATCCAATAACTTTAACTAAAATAACAGCTATGGATCCTATTCAGAATAAATTTGTAAAAGGACCTACCTTTGACACTAAAGTTTCTTCTCTAATAAAATTAGCAAAACAATCAAGTCCTGAAAAAGCAAAAGAATATGTAGCTTCTGCTAATGAAATAATTAAAGAAGCAAATAAAAAATTTGGATTAGATGGATCAACTTATAAAGTTAAAGGTGAAGAAATAATTACTATTCAACCTAAAGCTACTCTAGAAGATTCTTTATATAAAAAGGCACAAAGAGCTATAAAAACTTTTGTTGCTACAGAAAGATTTAAAGATCCTCAATTTAAAAATTTGTCTGAACCATTACAAAAAGCAGTTAATGCTGCGAAACAAGGTAATGAAGTTTTATCCAATAAATTTTTAAAAAATGCTATCAAGCTTGGAGGTAAAGGTGCTGTTTTAGGTTTAATAGGAGTTAGTGGTTTAAAAATTGCTGATGCTGCTTTTACTCCCTTAGAAGCCGCAGAACCTGAAACACCAATTAAATACAACGATGAGATCGGCGCTTTCGTCGATCCTAAAACCGATGATAAAGTTTCACAAGCCACCTTACTTGACTGGGCTGCAGATAATCCAATGCCCACGGCTGCCGTAGCATCAGCACCTTTACTAAATAAAACAGTTAGAAAAGGAGCAGGTAAATTATTATCTGGTTTATTAAAAACATTAGGTAGTCCTACAGCTGCAGCAGGTTTTGCAGGGCTAACCATAAAAGAAAATTTAGAAGAAGGTAAAAGTATTCCAGATGCAGTAATAGATCCTTTGGTTGGTGTAGAATTATTATTTCCAGAATTAGCTAAAAGAGCAGCAACATCTCCAACAGGAACAGGTCTTTTATCTAAAGCCGGAAGATTTTTATTAAATCCAATACCAAGAGCGGCAGCTGCTATGACACCACTTGGTGTTGGTATTACTGCTTTAGGTTTAGGTAAGATGGGTATAAAAGCTGCAATAGATGAAAGAGAAAAAATTTTAGGTATGACTGAACAAGAAAAAACAGATTATTTAGCTGATCAATACGAAAGCTTTGGCGGTGTATTTGGAGAAGGAGCATAATGGATAGAAGAACTTTCATGCAATTGTTAGCTGGTTTTGCGTCAATGCCCTTTGTTGGTAGATTTGCAAAACCTCTTAAATCAGAAACTGTACGAGAAGGTATTGAATCTATTAGTGAGGGTGGCATGAAAATTTATGAAATGATTGTTGATAAAGTAATGAAAGAAGGAAAAAAAATTGGTGAGTCTGGTAGAGTTGAAAGTTACAAACATCCTGATAGACCTGATATCACTGTTGATGTAAATCAAACTGATGGCAGCGCAGAAATATATTTTGATACAGATAAAGGTTCTAAAGGATATGCTAAAATAGATAAAGATATGGAAACAGGTGGTGCTGACCTTCAAGAGGCAGAAGAGATATTTACTGTAGATGGTGATAAAGATGTGCAAGAAGGAATTATGGGTGGTATTGAAAATCTAAGGGACTTTACTAAAAAAGCTGATGGTGGAGAGGTTAATTTGACAATAGTAAGAATGCCTGATATCAATCAGTCAGGTGTTGAATCATTATTTAAAAAAAGGTAAAATAGCAAATGGCCACAATAGATAAACCATTACCGAATACAAAAACGACCGTCGAAGTTCCAGGAGCAGTTGAGGTCGAAGAAGAAATCAAAGAAAAAGTAGAAGAAGTTCAAGAAAAAGGTGGACCTGTTGAAATAGAAATGACAGAGGAAGGTGGTGCTGAAGTTTCATTTGATCCAAAGGTTGCAGCAATGGAAGGTGGTCAAGATCATTTTGAAAATCTTGCAGAATTTTTAGGAGAACAAATTTTAGATCCATTAGGATCTAAGTTAGTAGATCAATACAATGAATACAAAGAATCACGTGGTGATTGGGAACAATCATACAGAGAAGGTTTAGAACTTTTAGGTTTTAAATATGAGAGAAGAACAGAACCTTTCAGAGGTGCATCTGGTGTTAATCACCCTGTACTAGCTGAAGCGGTAACACAGTTCCAAGCACAGGCTTACAAAGAATTGCTTCCTTCCGATGGACCAGTAAGAACTCAGATAATGGGTAACATAGATGTTCCAAAAGAAGAACAAGCAAAAAGGGTAAAAGATTTCATGAATTATCAGATCATGGATCAAATGAAGGAATACGAGCCAGAGTTTGATCAAATGCTTTTTTACCTCCCTCTTTCCGGATCTACCTTTAAGAAAGTCTATTACGACGATCTTTTAGGTAGGGCGGTATCAAAATTTGTACCGGCTGAAGATTTAGTCGTGCCATATTCTGCAAACTCTTTAGATGATGCAGAGGCAGTCGTTCACGTAATTAAAATTTCAGAAAATGAATTAAGAAAACAACAGGTGTCTGGTTTTTATAGAGACATAGAATTAGGTTCACCACCTGTTACAGAAAATCAATTAGAAGATAAAAAATTACAATTAGAAGGAATTTCTAAAGATGGCCAAGAGGATCAATATACTTTGTATGAGATGCATACTAATTTAGATCTTGAGGGTTATGAAGACGTAGGAGAAGATGGAGAACCTACTGGAATTAAACTTCCGTACGTTATTACAATCGCAGAGTCTAATAATAAAATTTTATCTATTAGAAGAAACTATAAACAAACTGATCCACTGAAGAAAAAAATAAATTACTTCGTGCAATTTAAATTTTTACCTGGCACAGGATTTTATGGTTTTGGTTTAATCCATATGATCGGTGGTTTGACTAGAACAGCTACTGCAGCATTAAGACAATTACTTGATGCGGGTACTTTAGCAAACCTACCGGCTGGATTTAAATCTAGAGGTATAAGAGTTAGAGATGATGCACAACCTCTACAACCTGGAGAGTTTAGAGATGTAGATGCACCTGGTGGAAACATTAGGGATCAATTTATGACTTTACCTTTCAAAGGTCCTGATGCAACTTTACTTCAGTTAATGGGTATCGTTGTTAATGCAGGTCAAAGATTTGCAAGTATTGCAGACTCACAAGTTGGAGATATGAACCAAGCAGCTGCTGTTGGTACAACTGTTGCATTATTAGAGCGTGGTTCAAGAGTAATGTCAGCCATACACAAAAGATTATACGTAGGATTAAAACAAGAATTTAAATTATTAGCAGAAGTATTCAAAACATATCTACCACCAGTGTATCCTTATGATGTACCAGGTGCTAGACGTGAAATTAAAATGCAAGATTTTGATGATAGAGTAGATATTTTACCTGTAGCAGATCCAAACATCTTCTCACAGACACAAAGAATATCTTTAGCTCAATCTCAATTGCAACTAGCGCAATCAAATCCTCAAATTCATAATTTGTATCAAGCATACAGATCTATGTATGATGCGTTAGGTGTTAAAAATGTTAATGCAATCCTACCTCCGCCGGCACAACCAATGCCGATGGACCCTGCATTAGAACATATTATGGCTATGTCAGGAAAATCTATACAAGCTTTTCCTGGCCAAGACCATAAAGCTCACATAGATGCGCATTTACATTTTATGGGTTTAAATCAGGTGCAAAATAATCCACCAGTTTTAGCAATTTTACAAAAAAATATTTTAGAACACATAAGTTTAATGGCACAAGAACAAGTACAATTAGAATTTATAGAAGAATTACAAGAAATACAGATGATTCAACAACAAATGCAAGCTGCAGGAGTTCAAAATCCTGCGATGGCAGCTGGAATGATGCAAAATCCAGCTATAATGCAACAACAAAAACGTGTTGTTGAGATAACAAATGCTATTGAGTCAAGAAAAGCTATCTTAGTTGCAGAAATGACTAAAGATTATGTTGCAGAAGAAGAAAAAATTAGCGGTGAATTTGGTGGAGATCCACTTGTTAAGTTAAAAGCTAGAGAAATTGACTTAAAAGCAAGAGATAATGCTAGAAAAGAGCAAGAGGGACAAGAAAGATTAGACCTTGATAAAATGAGAGCAATGATGACTCAAGAAAATCAAGAAGCTAAGCTTAAACAGAACGAAGAGTTAGCTGGATTACGTGCTGGTGTGTCTCTAGCTAAACAACAAATGGCTGATGCAAGTAAAATTCACGATTTCGGTAGAAACTTTAAGAAAAAATAGATATAAATCATAACTTAAGGAGTTAACTATGGTTAAACATAAAAAAAATGGTCGAGACAACGTAAAAGTTGTACCTGAACTTGGTGCTAACGCAAAAGGCGAGCAACAAGGTGGGATTCCAGTTGAAATGACTGATCCGTTTACATCACAAACAGTTGATGTAAAAGGCACAAGACGTATGAGACCAGATAAAAAACCTGTAAAAGCAACTTGGTACTAAATCATGTGGTTATCGGCGATTAAATTAGCCGTCTCTGCAGGAAGTAAGATTTATGCTAACAAGCAGAAGACGAAAATGGCTATGTCAGAAGCGCAGCTTATGCACGCAACTAAAATGGCTCAAGGTCAAGAAGCTTATCAGGGTAAATTGCTAGAAGCCCGACAGTCAGACTGGAAGGACGAGGCAGTTTTATTAATTCTCAGCGCGCCGATAGCGGTGCTTGCCTGGGCAGTTGTGAGTGACGATCCAACCGCGATGGACAAGTTACTTCCTTCCCTA